GATGGAAAATTAACTAATTCAGAAAAGGAATTGATAGCAGATGCACTCGTAGAGTCTATTGTTCCTGGAGAATCTTTAACTAAAGAACAAATTCAAGAAGCTGGAATTGAATATAAAGACTTACCTGCATCTACTCCAGTTGAAGTAAGGCAGGATGAAAATGGTAACGAAGTTGTTATTACAGCAGAGGTAGCAGCATCTTTGGTATTGCTTGAAAATCCTGCAGAGTTATTATCAACAGCATTTTCAGACCCTGGAGCGGCTATTGAAGCACTAAGCAATATAGGCGCCGATATGTCAGATGAAGAAAGAGAAGAGGCAACAGAAATGGTTGTAGCAACAGTTGTCGCAGCAGGTGCAGCAATTAACGCAGCAGCAGTTGCCACAGGAGGAGCCACTGGAGGTGGCACAGGAGGCGGAGGAAATTCTGGGGGAGGCTCATCAGGAGCTAATTCACCAGGTTCACGAGGAGGAAGAAAATGGTAAGAATAATAAAGAATATCCTAAAAGATATGGTTGACCAAGCATGGACCCTTCTTGGAATGTTTATTGCTTGGGTAGTTCTGGACGGAAGTGCAAAGACTATTGTTGGATATGGAATTATAGCCACGACTGCTTTATGGGTAGCAACTAGCCCAATCAGAAATAAGGATTCAGAGTAGGGTATAATAGGGATATGAATAAGTCAATCGCTATTGCCCTATCTGGGCTATTAATGGTATTATTGAGTTCGTGTGGATATAGTGGGCATTATAGATACCCATGCCAAGATCCAGCAAACTGGAAAAACTCAGAATGTAATCCACCAGTCTGTGAGGCCTCACAGACTTGCACAAAGGATGTAATAAAAATTACACCTACTACACCAGAACAGGAAATAACAAATGGCTAAAGAAAGATTAACGCCTGCAGACTTAGATGCTCGATTAAAGTTTATTCTAGGAATAACTCTTGGAAGCATTTTATTTCTAACAGCAATTGGAATTATTTACGGATTATTATTTGTAACTCAACCAATAGGAGCACAGTCAGAAAACGACAAAATGTTTTTTAATGTTCTAGGAAGTATTGCAACATTTATTACAGGCACACTTGCAGGAATTCTTATTGGTAATTCAGGCGCTAAAGATATTATGGCAGCACAGCTTCAAAACAAAGAAATGGATGCTAAGAACACACAGGCTGATAAGAAGTTAGAGGCAGAGATCGATGCTACAGCAGCACGTCTTGCAGCAAAGCCAGATGGACAGATGCCATCAGAGCAGCCAGTTGACACAAATTGGGACAAAGACTAATGGCAGAGCAAGGTACAGCAGCACGTTTGATTGAAGTTGCTACAGCAGAATTAGGAACTATTGAGGGTCCAAAGGATAACGAAACAAAGTACGGCGCTTACACAAAAGCTAACTTTCAACCATGGTGCGGAAGTTTTGTTAACTGGTGCGGAAATGAAGCTGGAGTAAAGATTCCAAACACTGTTTATACTCCAGGCGGAGCAGCAGCCTTTAAAAAGGCTGGGGCATGGGTTGATGGAGATATTGCAGATCCAGAGCCAGGAGATATTGCCTATTTTGATTTCCCATCAGATGGCGTCGATAGAATTTCTCATGTAGGAATTGTTGTTAAAGACAACGAAGACGGAACTGTTTGGTGTATTGAAGGAAACACTTCTTCAAAGAAATCTGGAAGCCAAAGAAATGGCGGAGAAGTTTGCAAACAACTTCGTGCCTACAAAAAGAATAAAGCTGGCGTAATGATTTCTATTGTAGGTTTTGGAAGACCTAAGTTTGGTGCATCTGGAAAAACAAAAACAGAAACTCCTGCTAAAGCAAAAAAGCCAAAAACATGTTCATCATGTGGACAAGCAATTAAAGACTAAAAATGGATAATTTATATAACCTATCAGACGAAGAAATTTCAAAATCCTACGACTCAGAAAATGAGGAAGAAGATAAATGGGACAATGTAGAAAAAGCTTGCTGGGCTGGATATAAACAGGTAGGAATGAAAGACAAAAACGGAAGAAGAGTTCCTAACTGCGTCCCAGTAAAAAAGTCTTTGTTTGGAACAGATGGACCTCAAACATTAATACCTAAAAATAAACCATAAAAACAGTTGACAATCTATTTTAAATTACTGTATAATTGTATATTAAGGCTTAACACTAACAGATTAGGTAAAATTGGAACCACAATATTTTAATGAAATAGAAGACATTAGTCCGTCTTTCTATTCTTGGTTTTCAAATAAAGTTGAAAAACTATTTGATTATCAAAATCCATGGGAAGAAACAGAAGACATTAATTATAAATTAAATAATGTTGGATTAAGGTGTGACGATTTCTCACCAGTTGCAGACCCAGAGAACAATATTGTTTTTGCTGGTTGCGAGGTTACTATACCAATAGACGTTAAGTATGAAAATGGGTGGGCCTACAGAATACATAACGAGTTCTATAAAGATAAGTCTAAGTTTGTAAACCTATCCTACCCAGGAGCTGACTCTAATAGAATAATATATAACATTTTAAAATATATTAACTCATACGGAAAGCCATCAAAGATATTCGTGCTGATGCCAGAGATGATTAGGGCTTACGGCTGGTGGCCAGAAGCTAAGGGTTTTAAGCCCAAGATGTATAGAAAAGAAGATGGTGGCATAGAACATAACCTGATGGCTTACCCTCATGATGTTTCTCCAAAGCTATTGGCTTTAAAGTATATACAGTCAATTTTTACGCTAGAACAATATTGTAAAGCTGCAGGAATAGATTTATGTTGGACATCTTGGGATCCAAGAACAAACAATTTTTTAAACAAGCACAACTTTGATGGGTTTTTCTATATGATTGGAAATATGGACCAAGAGCATATTTTTAATTCTTTTAAAAAGGAGATCGAAAAAAATGTACGATGAGATATGGAGTTATTATCAAAACTTTTTTGACAAAATAGGAAAGTCAAAAGACAACATTATACATGTAAACAATTTCATAACACAAGATGAGATTGACACCATAATGTCATATGTAGAGCTCTACAAAGATGACCCAGAATTTTCTGGCGGTAAGACCCTTACAGGTAAAAAGATATACGAAGAAAATGTTGAACTGTTTAATATCATGCAAAGATGTGCGGATAAGGTTTATGAGTTAATACAGGAAAACTATTCTAAAAAGTATGGAATTAAGGTAAAGAGAATGCCATGGAACCCATTCCATATTGTTAAGTGGCAACCAGAAATGTCAAGTGGACTACACTCAGATTGCCAGTATCCAGACGGATCTCCACTTATAAAATCAAACTATTTTAAATTAAACATTACTGCTCTAATCTACCCAAATGATAACTATGTGGGCGGAGAAATCGGCTGGCCTGATTACGATTTAGAAATAAAGCCAAAAGCTGGCGACATGGTACTGTTCCCAGCAAACAATTCTTATCTACATTATGTTAAAAATGTAGATTCAGGTTTAAGATTTACTTTACCCACTTGGTACACTTTTGATATTGGAATGGAAGTTCCAAACTTAGAATATAATTCTGAGGCTTCTAAGAATTTATGGGTTAATGAAGGGGAGGACTCCTCACACTTGAGGCAATACTAATGAATCCAGACATAGAGAATAAAATTATCGATAATATTTTTACACAAGATCAAATAGATAGAATATATAAGTCTGTAGAAAATTGTCCAAAAGACAAGATTAAGAATCAAAATCCATGGGGACAAACTGTATTTTATATTAAAGAATTTGATTCAAGATCTAGTGGTGCAGAAGATATATACAATACTATTGAGGATGCTGTCGAGAAAGAGTACGGCAAAAGAATCAATATCTTGGGAATTCAATTTGCACGGTATGACACAAGTTCTCATATAGCGCCAAATCTAGATTTCCACATAGATTCGGTGTTTACAAAGCCAATGTTGACTTTTGATATACAAATGAAATCAACATTAGACTGGCCTATAATAGTTAATGGCAAAGAATATTCCTTAAAGGATAATCAAGCTTTAACATTCTCTGGCACCCATCAGGTTCATTCAAGAAAACCAGTAGAGTTTAAAGAAGATGATGTTTGCGATATGATATTTTGCCACCTAGAGCACTCTGATCTAGATGATATTGATGTAGAATTTAGAAAAAGAATTATGGATCAAGTAAAGATGGCAAGCAGGAAGTAATGCTACATTTAAACACAATTGGAGTAGAAATCTTTATTAAAAGATATAATAATTTATTGCAGGATTCATTCTGGAATAATTATGATTTAATTGTGTGGGAAAAAGATGCCTCTGGGTACTTTAATGTAAATGGAATGTATCATAAAGACAGTTGGGGTACATTTAAAACGTTTATCCTAAATGAAAATGGATCTTGGAGGTTGCCAAAAAAATATGTCAAGTATCTTAAATAGTTTAGGCATTGATGAAGATGATTTTGATTGGTGGCATCTTGCTATATGTCGTGGAATGAATACAAACTTATTTTACGAAAAATATGAAATTGATGAAAAGATAGCACAAAACATAGATGAGGCATGCCTATCCTGCCCAGTCATACAAATGTGTTACCAGTCTGGTGTAAAAAATAATGAGCATGGAGTTTGGGGTGGCGTCTATTTAAATTCTGGGTCCATAGACAAACCTAGAAATATACACAAGACAAAAGAAGTTTGGAAAAGATTGAAGGCAAAGAATGTACATTGATAAAAATAAAGATCATTTTAAATATGGAATTAATCAATGGACTGGGGAGCCTAACAAACCAGTTTTTTACACACAGGATATGGCAAAAGCATTAAGAGGGATTAAGCGCCCAGTGCACAACTTACAAATGGATATAGTTAAGTATCCAGAATTTTTAGCAATAAGATTATATGAAGATAACTTTATACAATACCAAGGCTTAGAAAAAGAAATGTTGATTGAATATGTAACTAAAGTTAAAAAGTTGCTAGAATCATATGGAGTAAGATGTGAGCTGGAAGGGGTTCCTAGTGCGAGAGTATTATGACAGAGTCATGATAGTCTTTATTCATGATTTGGGGTGCTACGGATCAACAGAAAAGCTTGGAGCATACGCATCTTTAGTAAAATATATTAAAGATGAAGTTGAACATGAAGAAATGATAGATAATTCTGAGTTTTCAATTATGGATGAAATTGTTTTTACACACATAGAGGAGTAAACAAGTGGATAAAGTATTATGCTATTCATGCAATAAAACAAAAAATAAGCTAAGTCTTAAGAAGTCGGTTCTAGTGCCTATCAACTTATTGATGTGCGAAAGCTGCATATCTTCTAAATTTGAGCCAAGATGGCTGATCATATTGGCTGGCAGACAGCTAGGGTCAGACGCAGTAAAAGATTTTGTTTTAAAAAAGAAGTATGTTGGACTAGAGATTACCGCTTCTGAATTATTAATTTAGTATATGTAATACGGTATAATTAATGTATAATGAATCTAGATCTGACTACTATAATTATTGCAATATCTGCTGCTCTATTGTCTGGCATGGGGACGGCAATTATTGCTGGTCTGAGCGAGAGCAAGAGAGAGAAAAATAGACAAAAAGAGCGTGAGCAAGACTTATTAAAAATAGAGCTTAAAGATTTAAAAATTGAGCTATATCAATTAGAAAAAGAATTGACTGACTGGAAAGATAAATATTATAAAACAATTGAGGAGTTAATTTTAATTAAGTCAGAGCTCGAAAATGCCCTTAGAGAGCTAAATGGCTTTGATTTTGATGAAAAATAAGGTTGCCTATATAATTTAAAAATAGTATACTTATCTTATGACCTGTGTAGTAGCCCTAATTCATGAAAACAAAGTACTCCTTGGCGGAGATGCTGCTGCCTCAGACGATAAAAGCGGATTGATATTTCAAAGAACTGATCCAAAAGTATTTAAAGTTGGTCAGTTTGGTATAGCGTTTGTTGATAGTTTTAGAATGGGTCAGATATTACAATACAACTGGACCCCACCTGTATACAAACCAACAACGGGATACAGAAACCTAGATAAGTTCATCAGAACAAAGTTTATTGAGTCTATCAAAGATGCATTTAAAGAACAAGGATATGGAAGTTTTGGTACAGGAACAGATGATGGCGATGCTGGTGGTATATTTATAATAGCCGTACAAGGCGCTGGAAGAATATTTACAATGGACTCTGACTTTCACGTTGGAGAGGCTGATGTTCAATACATGGCTGAAGGTGCTGGACAAGAGCTAGCTCTTGGATCGCTTTTTTCTACTACAGCAATTAAAACTCCTAGAAAGCGTGTTAGAATGGCTCTAGATGCAGCAGCAAAATTTAATATGTCGGTTAGACCACCATTTACAATAATAGAGATTTAGAGTATAATAAACTTTATGGACATAAACGATCTAAGGCCAGAAAACTACGATATGGCTATGGACATTCGTGGAACACCAACCCATGTTTGTCCCTGCGGATGTTTTGTCTGGAACCTAAAAGTTGTTTTTGAAAATTTTGATATTGCTACATACTTTTTAGACATGGAATGTGCAAATTGCGGTACATTAGCAACCGCCCCTACACCAGAGGATAGAACAGAATGAGAAAATCTGAAAGACTTAGATTGCTAGAGATGCAAGTAATCAAGCTAGAATTTGAATTAGATCTAGTTAACAATATGCTTGCAACCCTAATAGAGGCAAACAACCTTCAACAGCCACAGCTTGATGCTGGGAAATGGTATCAACGACGACTAGATAGAAACTCTTGACAAACTGCCTACTAATTTAGTAGAATGTCATTATGAATAAAAAACTAATAAGTGCAGTATCTGCAACATCACTACTATTTACTTTATTTTTTGCTGTAGAGGCAAAGGCGGAACCAAAAGCCCCTACATTAGCTATTCTAGACACAGCTCTAGACACTTCGTTGCCAATCTTTAAAGATAAGATTGCACATGAAGTTTGTGTGTTAGAATGGGCCTCATGTCCAAACGGACAGAAGTTTATGGAAGGAACTGGTTCAGCGGTTCTTCCTTCTAACATGATTTCTTCAAATGGATTTGATCATGGAACGCAAATGGCTTCCGTTGCTGTTAGAACTAATCCAAATATTAAAATCGTGTTTGTTAGAATTATTGGAAATACCACAACTGGAATGAGACAGTCCACTGGTGAAGTCGGAGTATCATTGGCCCTCAAGTGGGTACTAGATAATAAAGAAAAGTTTAACATTCAAGCGGTTTCCATGTCACAAGCTAACCATGCAATCCTAACTACAGCAACAGATTATTGCCCTGCAACTCCAACTCTGCGTGGCATGCTATCCTCATTGGTCACAGCAGGAATCCCTTCATTTTTTCCAGCAGGAAATATGCGAGACCTATCAAGACTATCGTGGCCAGGATGCATTAATGATTCAATATCAATTGGAATGTCTGATCAATATGAGCAAATAGATAACAATTCTAATTTTGACAAAAACAGATTAGATTACTATGCTACTGGAAACATGCAGGTTATGATTCCAGGAGGACAAATTAGAAATGCAATGGGGTCTTCAATTTCAACACAAGTTGCAGCAGCAGTGTGGGTTGGAATTAAATCTTCAAATCCTAACGCTTCATATAATGAAGTTATTGGTATGCTGAATGCAAATTCTAAGATAATCAAGGGTGCAAGAGGACAAGAGGGAAAGCTTATTATGTCTTCTCAAACAGCAATAGTTGCACAGGCCCCAGCACCAACTCCTACACCAAAGCCTGTGGTTAAAACCGCAGAACAATTGGCTGCTGAGGCAAAGGCTGCTCTTGTAGCAGAATCGGCTAAAGAAATTGCTGCAGCCGAGGCACAGTACCAACTAGAAATCAAGGCTGCTGCTGAAAAGCTTGCTAAGATTAAAGCAGATTGGAACAAGAAAATAAATGGCTAACATGACAGTATTAGAAGAAATTATTAAAGAAATTGGCGAGGAGTTGTACCAAAAATGGTACAATGGTCTTGCCATTGAAGATAGGACGGAAGAATCTTCAAAAGCAATGGCTGCTAATGCTGGAGAAACTGCAGTTTGGGTTATTCAAACATTTATGAATAAATTCAATGCAGCAGCGGACGAACTAAAGGATACATAATCGTTTGATAAACGACAAGATATTGATAAACTCTGCTCCGAGAAGCGGAACTGCATGGCTACAATATGTTTTATATAAGCATAAAATATCCCTACTTAAGGATGTAGAGTATGGTGGCAATATCTATGTCGATTCATTTATTTTAAGGGTTCATACCCCAGTAGCTTTGCTAGCAAAATTTGACGGTATAACTCAAACAACAATACTAAGAGATCCAGTAGATTTAATACCCTCAGTAATTACAAAAATTATGTCTGGTCTAGGCAATAGTATTGTTAGCGGTATAGCTCAGCCACATGAATATAACTATGTAAGTTTAGATAGACTGATCATGGAGCATTTTTATGTATACAAGAACTATGCTTACGGAATAGAAAAGAATATTAAAAACTTAAAGCCATTTACTTTTGAGCAGGCAACCACAGACATAGAGTATGTGGTTAAGTCTTTGCTGGATATGGATGCAAAAAATAGCGACATTGAAAAATTAAAGGCAGAGGCCAAAAGCCAGATACGTGTGCACGATAAGGGTGAGCCTGGATATAACAACGCAGTCCCAGTAGAAAAGAAGCCTGATCCTTATGATCAGGCAAAGGATTTGCTTTTAAACACCAAGGGTTTTGATAAAATACAAAAGATTTATGAAGACACTAAAAGCTTAATTCTTGATGAGCAATCTAAATGGTCTTAGGCAGAGGATATCTAGGTGCCAAAAAAACCAGTCAGACAATTTGATTTTAATCAAATAACAAATTTAGCCAACGACGAAATTGAAAGTTCGCACCACATAGAACAATCACAACTAAGCAAAGCTCGTGTATACTCAAACAGAGAAGAATACATAAAAACGTTACCCTTAAATTGTGACTATATGGAGCTGGGTGTTGCTTGGGGCTACTACTCAGATATAGTAGTTAGCTCAAGAAATCCATTATCTGTAGATTTAGTAGACTGGTACAATCAAGATCTAAAATGCTGGTCTTGGAGAAAATTTGGAAGTTGCCAGTGCAATCCAAAACATGAACTTCTGTATACTCCAGAGACACACATGGAATACATTAAGGATAAATTTAGTAAATACACAGGTGTCAATGTAATTAAAGGAAGCGTACCACAAGTACTTGATACAATAGATAAAAAATATGATTATGTCTACATAGACCTATCTAATGATAGAAGATTAATTAGAGATACATTAAATAAAGTAAAGGACATGATTAAGCCTGGGGGAATAATAGGGCTAAATGATTACTTAATTTACGATGGTATAATTGAAGATGCGCCATATGGAACGTACCAGTCTGTAAATGAGTTTTTATTCTTAAATAAAGAATGGTCAGTAGACGCCATTGCGTTACACACATTAGGATTTTATGATATATATTTAAGGAGCAAAGTTGAATACCAAAAATGATCCGTTTGAAATAACTAACGCTAATATTTTAAATAGTTCAGGAACTATAGACGCCTTTTATAATGAATTTGATGCAACATGGTTTAACAATTTTGGTGAAAATAGAAATGAGTGGCCAAGAACTTTTACGCATTTGCCATTTAAGACAGAGAGTGGTGATGACGACGGGCTTGTCTCGTATAAGTACAACTCAGATTTTTTTAGATCCGATGAATTTACTAAAGATCATAAAGAAAAATATCATGTAGTATTTGGAGGCTGCTCTGAAACAGAAGGCGTGGGCGGTAATTTAAATGAATTATGGGCATACAATTTGTATTCTGAATTAAAGCAAAAATATGATATCGGCGGATACTATTCTTTAGCAAGATCGGGTAACGGATGGCATAAAGTAGCTTTAAGTCTAATGACTTACGTAGAAAAATACGGAGCTCCTACTCATTTTTTTGTATTGCTGCCTAATATTGGAAGAAATTTTTACTGGAACGACAAAAGAGAAGGATGGGAATACAATCAAAAATATCTAGAACTTCCAAGCAGACGTCCAGTCACACAAAGAGAAAAGAACAGGGCAGCTAAATTTGTCCCAAAAGAAAATGTAATTGATTTTAATGAATACAGAAGGCAATATATAGAGTTTGCAGTTGGATGGAGCATGCTTGTTTCTTATTGTAAATCAAATAACATTAAGCTTTTATACTCTACTTGGATTTATGATGACAATATCAACCTTAGTCATCTCAAGTATATAGGTCAATATTTTATAGAAATGAATGGAAAGGATCTTTTTGAGTTTATTGCAAATCTTTATCCCAAAATGTCTGTTCCAGACTCTGTGTTAAAAAAGAGAGACGGACACAGTGGAAGCGCTATCCACCAATACTGGACATCATGCTTTATGAAAGAAATAGAAAAAAGAGGCCTGTTCAATGATTAAAAAAATTATTTATCTATATAGAAAAAGAAAGCTAAAAAAAGAATTAAACAGGACAAAAAGATTTATTTATTAAGGGAGAATCGTGAAATCTTTTTACAAAGAAAATTTATTTAACGACAAAGACTTTAATCTAATTAAAGATCATGTGGTTTCGCATATAGAGAATTCAAAAGATTTTAATTACACAAAAATATATGGTAGATACTGGAACACTATTCATTTTCCTGAAGAGATAAATCAATTATTAGTTAAAACTTCTAGAGACGGATTTAATGTAGACAACCTAGAAATAGTTTATACTCAATGCGTAAAGTATCAAATAGTAGACGGCGTGATCCCGTCTTTAGGAAATCACGTAGATGACTTTTATGCCACTCATACGTTAAATATTATTGTAGATTCAACCCTCAACTGGCCCTTGACGGTTGAGGGAGTAGACTTTCCAAGTGTTACTAACTCAGCAGTCTTTCTAAAGGGAGACGAAGACTTCCACAATAGACCAGAGTATCCGTCATCTGATGAAAAGGATTACGTTATAGCAATTTTTGTCAATTTAGCACCAGAAGACAGTGAAATAATTAAAAAAACTAGGGCATTTAGAAGCTTGCCAAAAGAAGCTCAAGATGTAATTAGATTAAAGATGACACCTAACGATGTCAATCTCTATTGACACCAAGACGTTGATTATATATAATGTATAATATGATAGTCGACGACAACAATTTTCAAACAGCTATTTCTACCCACAAGGTAATCTTAGTTGATTTCTGGGCAGAGTGGTGTAGGCCGTGCAAGATGTTTTCTCCAATTTTAGATGAAATATCTGAGGAGTGCTCGATATGGGTTGGTAAAATAAATGCTGACGAAAATAAGAGTATGGTAGAAAAGTATGGGATTATATCTTTACCAACTACAATTGTTTTTGAAAATGGAGAAGAAGTAAAAAGAATCATTGGGGCAAAGCCAAAACATTTAATGCTAAAGGAGATCGAGCAGTGGATGAATTAGATCCTGACGAAGGATATATAAATCACGTAGAGTTTGAAATATGGCTTAAAAATGGCTATGATCGAGGATGGATTTCAGATGTATTTTGCAATACACATGATGCTCCCCCAATGTCTGACGAAGAAATGCAAGAGTGGGAAGAGGGCGGAGACCCCTGTTCTTTTCAAGTTAGAGTAAATGAATTAAATTAAACGCAACATTTGTGTCACATAAACGTCTTACATATTGTGATATAAAAATACCACATAGATTCCTGTACTCAACAGAGGCAGGTAAAAAGGAGAATAAATTAAATGAACTCATTTAAGAAAGTATCGCTAATCATCGCTGCAGCCCTGACTAGCACAATGCTTGTATCGCCAGCAGCTCAGGCTAATGCTGGAACTGTCACCCTAACGGTGGCGGGAACTGCAGCAACGGGTGGAACAGTAGTAACAACTCCTGTATCACTAC